TTCGCTCCCAATTTGTCCGGCAATACTCCTTGAACCTAGGTTCTTTAAACAAATACCTTTTCTCTTGATACCCCAAAGTTTTCCAAACATTACCAACAGTTGAATCTTTAGACATAAGCTCATAGGCTTCCTCAAAATCATACATCTTCGAATTAGATACAGTTTCCAAATAACGGCGCTCCACCCAATCCCATGCAAGTTTCCAGACTTGATAGTCCGAGAGCTTTACACGAGGCTGGAGGAACTTAGTGACAGACTGTCGAACAGCGTCAAGTCCTGGCCGTTGATATCTGTAGTTTCGCTCGAATTCGATTGAGTTTGATTCGATTGACTCTTCGGAGTCGAGTTGGAAGTCATCTGAAAGCTGACAGTCTTCGAACTTGGAAGATTGGGTTTTAGTTGGGGAGGAATGGGCTTCGCAGATGGATTTGATATCTGCGTCTGCGTCGCCAAACCTGGTTTCAAGTTTGATGGGTGTGACTGTTTTAATTCTGCCAAGCCTTGGCCACCGATTTGCGATGTGCTCTGTTGCTGGACAGAATTGAGGGGGTCGAAATCGAAGCCGCTTAAGTTCAGATTCTGTGAAGGGACCGATGGCTCCGATGAGGTTATCAAGCTCAGATTTGGAACCTGTTGAACCTGCTGAGCACCAGGCACCAACACGTTTCCCACAGGAGCTTTCTTAAGGGACTCTGTGACCTTGAGTAGGGTTTCAACACCGTAATAGTAGCCAGACATGCCAGTGCCTTGAACACTGCCAGAAACATGCATACCATCACAGTAATTGCCACTAACTATAAGACCACCTGAAGCTCCACCTGCACAAGAATACTCGCCTTCTTCCACTCCTTCCCAAGCAAAACCATCCTTGGATCCGAACGGGCTGGAAACATGTTGATTCCAATGTCCGTGAGAATCTTTGGGAGCAGTTGCTGGGCCAGGTATGCCAGATATACTGACAGAAAAGAGTGAAATGGGATAACCACGAGTTCGCGGGATTTTTCCCTCAGGAGTCCCCTGAGCGGGTATGAACGGGACAGGAA